TGCCAGAGTTCAAGATCGACAGGTGCCTTGCGGTTTGCAGGTAGTTCGGCAGCCAGGAAATATAGAGATAACCGGTATAGACGAGGCAGCCCTGCGAGATGAACAACCCCCACATCGCCGGACAGCGGATCAGCCCGAGATAGCCGACGCTGTTGTGGCTCGGCGGCGTGATGCCGGCGTTGCGCCCGGCAAGAATGTGGTTGCGCTCGGCAGGCGGCAACCACCCGGTCTTTTCCGGTGTCGAGATCAGCGCTGCCCAGGCCGCTATCCAGACAAATCCGACCGCGCCTGTGATGATGAAGGACCAGCGCCACGACAATGTCTCGATCAGCCAGCCGACGGCCGGTGCGCCGAGCGCAAGTCCGAGGGTAGACCCGCAAGAGATCGCGGCAATGGCAGTGCCGCGCTCGGTATAGGGCGACCATAACCGGACGCTGCTATAGGAAATCGGAGCGAACGGCGCCTCGCCGACTCCCAGACCGAGCCGCACTATCAACATCGCCGCGAAGCTGCTGACGATTCCAGTAGCCATCTGTGCCGTCGACCATACTGCCGTCGCGACCGAGGCGACGACATGCGGGCCCCAGCTATCGATCAGCCGCCCGCCGGGCAGCATCATCAGCACATAGGCCCACAATAACGACGAAAATAAGTAACCGAGCGCTACCGGCGACAGTGCGAATTCTTGCGCGATCGGCTTCCCGGCGACCGACATGTTGACGCGATCGAGATAGGCAATGGCGCTGAACAGAAACAGCAGGAAAAAGACCCAATATCGGCGGTGCGTCGTTCGCATCGATGCGCTCCTCCTTTTTTTCTCATCGCCCGCGACAAGCGTGCGGGTGGGGCCATGTCGCGCATATTCATAATCTAGGGGAAGCCACTGCGCGGCTTTTAAGTTGTCCACCCATACCCGGCCGGCCCCTCTACGTGATAATCCCTGAGGTAATCCCTGAGGTTTCTCCGAGATCGCATGGCATGAGGCCGGCCACAGGCACGGCGGAATGCGATCTCGTTGAAACCCGGATTGAGCTAAACCGCGGGCCGCCAGGCGGGGGTATGGGGAATTGAACGCGGTGATCGCCGCGGGGCGGTCACATTGACGGGCGCGAGGGGCGGTGAATGGGCCGACGACACCGGTGCACCGCCGCCTGACGGCGTCGTACGAGTAGCGCCGATCCAGCGCGGGTAGCAAACGCGAGTTGCGGGCGGCGCTTCCGGCGCAGGAATTCGTCGCCACCGTCGCTTGCTGCGACCGGGTCCAGCGACACGATGATCATCGGCAGGCGCGCAGCGGTCATGAACTGTCGTTCCAAGCCCAAAAGCTCACCTGCCATGATCGCGGGAGCGACGCGATCGCCTCCATCCTCCCGCCACAGCAAGGGCAGAGATCGAGAGCGTGATCGGCGAATTGCCGGCGCGTTTCGCGACTGCCGAGCGGCGCGTCATCTCCGGGTAACTGCGAGCAGCGTGCGGCACAGCGCGGGTTTGTCGACGCGCCGGCGGTTAGCAAGAAAGCTGTAATGGCGGATGCGGTGAAACCCGCCCGGCAACGCGTGCAGTAGGAAGCGTCGGATGAATTCGTCGGCCGCAAGGGTCATGACCTTCCTCTTGTCGTGATGCCGGCAGTCGTTCCAGAGGAAGCTGACCCGGCCGCCGGTCGACGCTGAAGCTGATCACGCCGCAGCGACAGGAGCCTTCGAGACGCATAGGCATTGAAACCTCCTCGGAACGCTGCTGAGCTTGGACCAGTGCCGACGACCACTAGCCGATTGCTGTGGGCGCCTGCGGGACCGCCCGCCAGAAGTCACCATCGTGGCCGAAGAAGATGCGGGCGCCGCCCGCCTCGAGCTGGGCGAGGCGGTTGAGCGAGGTGTGCATCGCCACCCGGTCGTGCACGCGAGGCGGCCCGAGGACTCGTGCACACACTTCGCCACAAGAGCTGCGGGTTCAGCTCGATTTGTTCTGATCGGCGAATCATTCCATGGAGCCAATGGCCCATGTGGATTGGGTGGGTTGCGGTTTGTCGCGCTGCTGCTTAGCGAGCAGCTCCTCGGCCTTCTGGCGGTAGAGCTCGTAGATGGCGTAGCCCTTGATGTCAGGATTGAGTATTTCCAAGGCCCCGCCGCAGGCATCGACTTCGTCGTCGTGGGCGAGTTCGGGAAACCCTTCGAGGACGCGGAACAGGTCTTCGTTCCAAGGGGCGCGCAGGACCTTCACATTGCCGGCGCGGCACTGCGAGCTGAATGGCCCGAACCGCGTCAGCTTGTCGCCGCTTTCGGGGGCCGGCGTGACGCTGAAGCCGCTAAGGGCGCGTACCAGATGAAGTGCCTGGCTCTTGCCGGCTTGCCCCGGATCTTTGCCAAACCCGATGCGGACCTTTTTGCCGTCCTGCTCGGCGGTATTGCGCAACAATCGTTCGACATCGCCCGGGTTGGCTCGCGCCCGCACCATATCCAACAGCCAGTAGCCGCCGTTCTTGTCGCGGCCGAGCTTGATGCTGACCGTCCAGTCGGGGTCGTTGAACTCGGTTTTTTCAGTGGCGGCGAGATCCCAATACCGGACTACGTCGAGGTCGGCCGGGATCGCGTCAACGACGGCACACCACTCACGCCTGAAGTACAGCCCCGCTGCGGGTCTGATCTTCCAATTACCGCCCAGTAGCCGTTCGCGCTCAAGTATCGGCAACGACAATAGCCAGCCGACATATTCCGGGTTGACCCGCAGCAGCGCCGGGTTGTCGAATACCGTCGCCGGGATGAAAGTGACACTCATCGGCAGCGGCGGGTCGATGCCCGGCGGCAGACCGTGGCCCCGTAAGAGGTCTTGCATCAATTCTTCGGGTCGATCGGCCCACACAATTTTCTCGGCAATGCGGACGAAATAACGAAGAACCCCGGCCCGCTCGGGGATCGGCAGTCCGCTCTCGGGATCGATCCACCACGCCAGGAAATCGGCGACCCAAGAGTCCGCGTCTGGGTTGCAGTTGGCGCGGATATAAGGCCGCACACCGCAGGTCGAGCGGTTCCGGCTGAGCATGTAAAAGAACTGATGCGCCGAAAAATGTGTCAGTTCGTCGAAGCAGATCAACGTAATCTGCGCACCCTGCCAGTCGTAAACCGTGGTTTCGAACTGTAGGTGAGAGAACTTGATCTTGCCGCCGTGCGGCCAGCGCCACTCGCGCATCCTCAGATGCGGAGTGCCGCCGAGCCGGGGGTAGAAATTCAGGCTCTCATCCCAGAGCGCTCCGGGATTGGTAATCTGGGGCATGGTGCGGCGGAAGAACACGGCGGCGAAATTGGCAATCCGGCCGACATGGCGCAGCGGCTCCAGGATCAGTCCGGCGGTCTTCCCCCCACCTGCGGCGCCGCCATAGATGCAGATGTCGGCACAGCTCCGCAGAAATTCCGTCTGCGGTCCGGGCTGCGCGGCGATTGTTGCTGCGAATGGAAATGCCATGCATCACCTGCCGAGAGCCCAGGCCACCTGCTTACGGCGTGAGGAAGCCGGTGAACGGTGCTCTGAAGGAGAGCACCCACTGTATTTTTGGCTTTCACGCCCGCCCTTCCGATCGCGTCTGCCGTTCACGCCGTTACCGCTGCGGTTTTCTCGACAAGTGCTTCTCCTGTGCGTCTCGCAGCGCTCGCGTCAGCTCGGGGTCTCGGCCGTTATCGGGCAACAAGAGGACTACTGGTGACTGCGCGTCGGCGTCGCTGTCCTGAACCGGGCGGTCCGCCGCCGCTTCGCGCCAACTTGCGCGTGTTTTCAACCAAAAGATTTGTGCCGCGACATTGCCCGCCTTGGCGGCGGCGAACAAATAGCCGGAGACCATGGCATTGGCCTCAGCCACACCGCGGTCGAGATCATCACGACACCGCTTGCGCAAGGTCTTCGGTGCGCACCCGGTGATCTTGGCGATGTCGTCCTGGCGGACACCGACCCCAGCCAGGTGGCGCACTTTTTCGCGGGTCGCCTCATTGACGACAAACGCTTTTCTAGCCATCGGCTGAGCCTGATCGATCTCGGTCCCGACTGGCGGCGCGCTCGTCGAATGATTGATCCGACGCTTGATGGATCGCGGTCCGCCCGGTGAAGGCTTGCCAACGTCGCAGGATGACATCGACATAGCGGGGGCTTATCTCGAGACCGCAGCAGCTGCGGCCGGTCATTTCGGCCGCGATCAGGCTGGTGCCCAACCCAAGAAACGGGTCATAGACCAGCTGGCCGGGCCGGCTGTTGTTGACGATCGGGCGGCGCATGCACTCGACCGGCTTTTGCGTGCCGTGGCCAAAGCTCTGTTCGCGCTGTCGATTGCCGAATGGATTACCATTGGCGATCTCCCAGACTG